AATCCAGATAGTGATATAACGAACCAAGAGCAAAAGGTTAAAGATATTTGTAATGCAGCATGGACACCAGAGGTGAGAAGTGCTTATAGTCAGTTTAAAATAGAACAAGCTAATAGGTTAGGAATATAATATGCCAATAAGCCAGGTCCCTTTCGCCGGAATCTCGAACCCAGTTGGGTTTAGGAATGCACTCATTAATGGTGACTTTTCTGTCGCTCAAAGGGGTACATCTTTTGCATCTGGTGCAAATAACGATGATGCTTATACATTAGATAGATGGTACATTTTATCAGACGATAATGATGTAATTGACGTTACTCAAGAAACATCTGTAGTTCCAACAAATCAATTAACTGCAATTGCATTAGACGTTGAAACAACAAATAAAAAATTTGGTATTGCTCAAATTATAGAACAAAAAAATTGTGTAGGATTAATTGGTAATACGGTAACATTATCTTTTCAAGCTAAAGTATCTGCAACTACAAAATTAGATAATGTTAAATGTGCAATCGTTGCTTGGTCTGGAACAGCAGATTCAGTAACATCTGATATTATATCAGCTTGGGGAGTTGAAGGAACAAATCCAACTTTGATTGCAGATGCAACTTATGAAAATTCACCAGCAAATTTAAACGTTACAACTTCTTATGCAAAATATGTTGTAAGTGCTGCTGTTGATACTGCATCTACTAAAAACATTATAGTATTTATCTGGTCGGATGTAACGGATACAACTGCTGGAGATTTTTTATATATTACAGATGTGCAACTAGAGCCAGGGTCACAGGCAAGCGGATTTGAGTTTATGCCGATTGATGTGAATTTAGGAAGATGTTACCGATATTTTCAAAAACATTTCAAATCAAATAGTGAAGCAATATTAGGTGGTTTTAGATCAACAAGTGTAGTTCATTATCCATTAAAATTTTTTACAACAATGAGAACAACCCCATCATTTAGTGTTTTGGGTTTAACAGCAAATGATTTAACTGATGGTTCAAATACTACTGTTAGTGATGCAACTCAACAAAATGCTGGAACTTGTAATGATACAATTTGGTTAGCTGGAACAATGACATCTTCTGCTGGTACAGTAGGTGGAACAGCAGTTGTATATGGTGCAAATGGTTTAGAGGTGAGTAGTGAATTATGATTAGTACTGTAGAAAAAAAATATAATAATAATAATGAGTTTGTAGCTTATAAAATGACTTTATCTGATGGTAAAATTTGGTCAGTACCACTAGACCCAGCTAATACAGATTACCAGGCAATACAAAAGTGGATTGCTGAAGGAAATACTGTTATAGATAACGGAGGAAATAACTAATGCCATATATTGGAAAACAGCCTCTTACCGGCGCCTATCAACTTTGTGATACAATCACAACGTCTGCAACAGCAACATATAATTTATTAGTTGGTGGCAGCGCAGTTATTCCAGGTTCCGCAAACAATTGTATCGTATCCTTAAATGGTGTTGTCCAAGCTCCAGTTGGTGCTTTTACCGTATCCGGCTCCCAGATTACATTTGCCTCAGCACTAACATCAAGTGATGTTATCGACTTTATTTTAATTTTAGGAAATGTATTTGATATTGGAACGCCGACGAATGGTTCGGTTGGTACTTCACAATTAGCAACAAATTTAACAGTAACTCATGCACTAGGTGCAGCAGGAACTCCTTCAATCACATTTACAGGGGATACTAATACAGGAATTTTTTCACCAACAGCAGATACAATAGCATTTACTGAAGGTGGAACAGAAGCTATGAGGATAGATAGTAGTGGGAATGTGGGGATTGGTACGACTGCTCCTTTAGGAACTTTGGGTATTGTTGGTTCTTCAACTGCAACTATTGTTATTCCCCGTTCTTCTAATGGTACAACAGCAACTCCTGTTGAAACTCAGTTAATTGCATCTACTTTTACTAATGGAGCTTTTGGTGCAGGAATTTTTGCTCTAAATTCTTTTAATACAAACTCTGAAAACTTTCTTACATTTAAAACTACTGCTACTGGTAATGGTTCTCCAGCAGAACGCATGAGAATAGACTCTAGTGGTAATGTGTTGGTTGCCAAAACTGCATCAAATGCTGGTGTAACAGGTTGTGAATTAACTGCTACTGGTACTGGAATATTTACTAGAACTTCTGATATTTTACTTCTTTTAAATAGATTAGGAACTGATGGACAATTAGTAAGATTTCAACACGCTGATGTAGAAGAAGGAAACATATCAGTATCAGGTGCAACAGTATCTTATAATGGATTTACTGGCTCTCACTGGTCAAGATTTATAGATGAATCAAAACCAGATGTATTAAGAGGAACAGTTATGGAATCCTTAGACCAGATGATTGACTGGTATCATGCAGAATTTGAAACATCTTATATAGAAAAAGATGCAGATGGAAATGATGTAGTTAAAACTGTAACTGAAAAGAAACCTTACGCATTAAAAGCTAATGAACAAGAAGGTGATGTAATTACATATAACTGGAATACTGGCAAAAAAGATGAAGATGATAATGACATTATAGAGCAAGTACAAGCAACTATCGTAAAACAAAAAGACGTAAAACACGTGATGTCTAAAATATCTGACACAGTTGAAGCTAAAAATGTTTATGGTGTATTTAGTGCTTGGGATAATGATGATTTAATTAATAATGATTTCTATGTTGCTTCAGTTGGCTCATTTGTGGTGAGAATTAAAGCTGGACAAACTGTATCTAAAGGCGACTTACTACAATCTAATGGAGATGGTACTGCTAAAGTTCAAGCTGATGATATTATAAGAGCAAGTACTTTTGCTAAGGTATTATCTAATACTGTAATTCAAACCTACGAAGATGGTTCATTTATTGTACCATGTTCATTAATGTGTTAAGGATAAAAATATGCCAATCACAAAAATATCAGATTTAGGTTTACCAGCAGGTTCTGTGTTGCAGGTTGTTCAAACTGTTTTTTCAGGCAGAAAAGTAACAACGTCATCATCTTTCGCAGATGTTTCTGGTGCTTCTGTAACTATTACCCCAAGTTCTGCATCTAATAAAGTTTTAATATTTGTAAATGCAAATGATTGTCAAAAAACAGATTCTAATTCTGGTGCTTTTGGTGCAATTTCATTACTTCGTTCTTCAACTTCAATTGCTGAACTTGCTTCTCAAGCAACATTTACTAATACTGCTATATACAATAATATAGGTAGTGTAAGTGGTACATTTCTTGATTCTCCAGCTACAACTTCTGCAACAACTTATAAACTACAATTTAAAACATCAGCATCAGGGGAATTTGCAATAAATGAAGCTGGTGGCGCAGATTCAATGATTACAGCTATGGAGATTTCAGCATGATTATAAAAGCAATATTAAAACTTAATCCAAAAGCACAAGTAAGTTTAAGTGAAGATGATATTAATACAATAGAATGGCACAATGGCACACCACCAATACCAAAGGAACAGATACTAGCTATAATCCCACAAGTAGAACAAGAAATTAAAACTATTGAAAATAGAGTTAAAGAATATGGTTCTTGGCAAGATCAATTAGATGAAATTTATCATGAAGGTTTGGATGCTTGGAAAACAAGAATAGCAAGTATAAAAGCAAAGTACCCTAAATAGTTAATACACCTAGCATTTTTAAAGAAAGGTGGTAAAATAAACATATGCCACTAAAGAAGATACCATTAAAAGCAGGATTCAATAAACAAGACACATCAACGGCTGCAGAAGGCCAATGGATTGATGGAGATTTTGTACGCTTTCGCTATGGCTATCCTGAGAAAATTGGTGGCTGGCAGCAAACGACAGCTGATAGATTAGCAGGCGCTGCTAGAGAAATTTTAACATGGACTGCAATTGATGGAAATCGTTATGCAGCAGTTGGCACTAATAAATGTTTATTCATTTATTATGAAGGTGCATTTTATGATATCACACCCCTTGGAACAGCTTTAACATCTTGCACCCTTGCATCAACAACAGGATCTGCAACGGTGACTGTTACAAAAAATGCACATGGTTTATTTGTTGGAGATTATATTAGATTTACATCTCCATCACTTGCAGGAGGTGGTGTTACAACCTTTACAAATGCTAATTTTACAACTAACACTTTTGAAGTAATTTCAACACCAACAGTAAATACTTTTACAGTTACAATGCCTGTTACTGAAGCAGGTACCGGTATGGCTGGAGGTGGTTCAACCATTACTACAACTCCTTATGTAACAATTGGTCCTGCATTTCAAACAATCGGCTACGGCTGGGGAACAGGCGTCTGGGGTTCTTTTGTTGGAGGAATTGGCTGGGGATCTGCTACAACTTCAGGACAATTATCTTTATCACCAGGACTATG